CATTAGTCTCTATGACTTAAAACTTAAGGATAGTGTAAATGGATATTGGTCAGGTAAAAACAAAATATAAAGCTATAAAATTCCTAATGATAGAAAATTTTAAGGTTAAATCATTTAGAGAATTAATTCCAAATATTTTACCAGGAACAGTTTATAATATTATTACACAAATTAGAGTTAATCCGTACACTTTTTTATTGGATGCTATTGATAAATATAAAACAATAGAAGAATTATATATTGTAACATATCGTATATCAGAAAAAGCTATGAACAATATAAAATATATGATCGATAATAATTTAATAAAAAATACTACTTTGTTGGTTAATGATAATTATGAAACATTAATGAAAGATAAAGCACAAGTGTTAATAAACATGAATAATGATTTAGATAATTTTACACTAATTAAAAAGAATTCACATGCTAAAATAACATTAATAAAAGTCAAAGATAAGCATATTGTGATTTCCGGTTCTGGTAATTACTCAGCTAATCCTAAAATAGAGCAATACCAAATGATTGATAATAAGGAATTATATAATTTTCATAAAGAATGGATTGAAGAATCCAAAGGGAGGTTGTAAAATGGCACAAATGGGTGCTCCAGTTAAATATACTAAAAAATTTATGGACGATATATCTGTTAAATTGAATAAATACGTAGAAGATACGGAAATTCCAATTATAGCAGAATTTTGTTATTTAAACAAAATTAGAAAGCAAAGAATATATGAATTTGACAAAGTAAATGAGAATATATCGGACTCTATAAAAAATTGTATAGATAAAAAAGAGGCACAATTAGAGAAATTAGGGCTATTAAATATAGTTAATTCAACTATTGCAATATTTAGCTTGAAGCAATTAGGTTGGAGAGATAGACACGATATATCAGTATCAGAAGCCCCAACTGTAATAGAAGAAGATATTTAATGAAACTTAGCGATTCGGTATTGCCAGTATTTCACGATTTTTGGAGAGAGGCTAAAAAGGGCACTTGTACAGACCTCGTACTTAAAGGCGGTCGTGATAGCGGTAAATCAGTCGTTATAACTCAGCGAATTATTATGGACATAGTTGAGTTACCAGTCAATGTACTATGTGCTAGACGGTATGCGAACACGCTACGAGATAGCCAGTATGAGCAGATTAAAAAGGCTATTAAATTACTTGGATTAAACCGATATTTTAAGTATGGAATATCACCGCTAAAAGTAACATATATGCCACGCGGTAATGAAATAATATTTAGAGGCTCAGACAGCCCAGAGAATATAAAATCAATTGTTAATAGCGAGTTTCCAATAGCTAGAATGTGGATGGAGGAATTAGGCGATTTCGAGAACCAGGAAGCAGTTGAAACAATAGAAAATAGTATATTGCGTGATAAGCTCCTTGACGGATTAAGGTATAAGTTTTATAAATCGTATAATCCGCCAAAACTAAAAGCTCATTGGGTTAATAAAAAGTATAATAGTGCATTCACTCCAGCTAATACATATATACACCACAGCACTTATTTAGACAATCCATTCGTAGCGGTTCAGGTACACGAGAGAGCGGAAGAGTTAAAAGCTAAAAATAACTATAAATATAAATGGATATATATGGGTGAGGCAATTGGAGGCGGTATAATTCCATTTGACAATTTAGTCTTCAGACCGATTAGCAGCGAGGAGATATCGCAGTTTGACAATATTAGAGAGGGTATAGATTGGGGATATGCAGCGGACCCGTTCGCTTGGGTTAAGTGGCATTACGATAAAACACGTAGGACTATATATTGTATGGACGAGATTGAGGAAGTTAAGCTGTCGAATCGTGAGGCAATGGATAAGCTAAAAGGTAGGCACGAGGTAACAGCAATATCTGATAGTGCAGAACCTAAGTCAATAGCGGAATTTAACAGGGGCGGGTTTAGGAATATTGGGGCAAAGAAAGGCAAGGGTTCAGTTGAGTACGGCGAAAAATGGCTTGATGATTTAGAAGCAATAGTAATTGACCCGAAACTAACACCATTGACAGCGAAAGAGTTTGAAGATATAGATTATGACATTGATAGATACGGTAACATTAAAAACAGATTAATTGATAAAGATAATCATACAATTGACGCAACACGATACGCATTCGAGCGAGATATGAGAAATGCTAGAGATAGTGTCGTAACAGGAGCATAATTAATGAAGAGAGAAAATGCTAATAATATGATGAATAGTAGTGGAGGTGCTTTATTATATGGCATACAGCGATATGACTATGTTAAGTATTATGCTCAGTTATACCGTTCACCGTTAAAGCAGGATGTTGAATATGATTTGGTTGGGTTTCCATTAATAGCTAGCATACAGGAAGCGTTTAAAAAAATACTAATGAAGCAGAATAGGTATATGTGGCTTGATAATATCTATCACGGAATACAGCAGGTATGGGATAGAAAGTGGGAAAGCGTTACAGGTATTCAGACTGTTAAAGTTATGTGTAATGAGGCTAAACAATTAACGCAAAATGCAGCAAGTTTCTTACTAGCTAAACCGATTAGTTACAGTATGTTAACAAATGACACGGAATCACCAGAGCAGATACAGCAGGACGCAGCGTTAAAGTTATTAATGGATAAATTTACTAAACAACAAATAAGCGAACACGATTTAAGCGAAGCTACTATAGCTTCGCGTTTTGGCGTCGCGTATGAATACAGTTATTATGATACTAAAGCAGACGCCCAGGGGTTACCAGTATTAGATGCTAAAGGTAATCCGCAGTCAGAGTTATGCACTGTTGATATGTCTCCACTTAATGCGTCAGTTATTTACCACAACGCTATTAAAAACAAGAAAGCATATGGCGTGTATTTTGTGGAAAAGTTGAATAAGAATTGGTGCGGTAGAGAAATTAAGTATGAAATCGTAGTTTATAACGACCAGGAAAGCAGGCTATACCGTGCGACAATGGATGGAACAGTGTATTTTGAGCGTTACGGTGAGGCTGTAATGGTCGGTGATGTTCCAATTACTGAACTTGAAAATAACAATGACCGTACTTGCGATTGGGAACACGTAGTAAGTTTAATGGATATGTCGAATGATTTAATGTGTGATAGGGCGAATGATGTTGCTACGCACGTTGACGCAATATTGGCAATTATGGGTGCGAGTTCTGAGTACTCGACTGAGCAGATGGGTGAGTTATCAGCAGGATTGAAAAAGTTTAAAATATTATCGCTTAGAGAGGGTGAGGCTGGAGAGTTTTTAAGTAATCCGTTAGATCAGACTGGAATACAGGTTGCATTAGATTTTAACCAGAAGATGATACATAAGTTAACTGGGATTGTAGACTATACGGATAGTAGTATGGCTACACTGGCACAAAACGCAATGAAGCTGAGATTGCAACCGTTTATAAGTTTAGCAGACGGAAAAGCGGCGAATTATAAGAAGTTTTTATTAGATAGATTAAATATATACGCTCGTGATATTGAAATGACTGACGGCGGTGTTAAATTAGACATATCGAGTATTAAAATGAATTTTACATACGGCGTACCAACTAACGATTTAGAGATATCCGCAATGATAACGAATTTACGTGGTATTGTAAGCGATGAAACGTTAGCAGAACAGTTGTCATTTGTTGAGAGTGGAAAAGATGAAGTTGAAAAGGCACAGAGAGAGGAAGCGGAAAAAAATAATATGGATTTCAGAGATATTGACAACGATATAGAAGATATAAAAGAGGAGGATATGGACGATGGGCAGGTTGTTTAAATGTTGCAATTGTAAGAACGAAAACACTGATAAATGCAAAAAATGTGTGGGCTTTGAAGAATTTAAAAGTGAAGCTATTAAAGAGCCACAGAAAGAAATGGAGAGTAATTTATTTATTTGCCCGGAATGCGGTGTAAATTTTAGAGATATTGGCACAGGGGCTTATTGTCCAAACTGTGGGTGTTGTTGCGGAGGGGTAGAAAGACGAACAGGAATGAATCCATATACAGAAAGTGATTGGACGAAAGAAGAACACCCAAACACAGACCCCACGAAATGCACAATGGCAGATATGGAATATAAGGTTAAAGAATTAAAGGCAGAGGCAGAGGAAGCTAGAAAAGAAGCGGAAGAAAAATATTATAAATTAGACGAAAGAGCTAATCATTTAATATTTATGCTTGGAGAGGAAACCGCAACCAACGATAGACTATTAACAATCATAGAGAATTTAACAAATGGCAGTAACTAGCAACTACGACAGTGCAGGTTTATCAACAGGCAAGTCAATGATAGAACTTTACGAAACAGTCGACACGTTTTTATTAAATAACATAACTGATTCATTCCGAAATCATAAAAACGTGCCAGTAAGCGAATTAGACGTTAAAAAGTGGAAGCAATCAGCAACGATTAACCAGTTAAAGTCGGTTAATATAATTAAAAAAGCTAAACCAATCGCAAGGGAAATTATATTCAATGACTTGGACAAATCATTCACTAGCGGGATAGATAAGGTTGATACGGAACTAATAGAAACTGACACGCCTAGCAAGCCTACTACAGCATGTTTAAAGGCTACTAAGACAAATGCACAGTATATAAAAATAGAGGCATTAAAGGCACTAACAGCGGCGAATAATACAGCATTGAATAATACACGGGCTAAGGCAAGTAATACGGTTAATAGTATAGCAATGGCGATACCATTCGTAGCAGCAGGAACAATGCTATATGATTTAATCGATAGATACAATAAACCGAACATTGAAAAAGGTATAAGCGGTAAAGGTAATAACAATATAACGAGTTATACAAGCCTAATCGTTAAGCAGGCGAGTACAGACACTTACAGAGAGAGTATATCGGGTAGAGCGAAACAGTACGGCACGAGATTAGTTCAGATTACCACTCATGCAAGTAGTTGCCCGTTGTGTAGACCATTTGAGGATAAAATATTAGCGGACGATACGCTGACTAGAGATGGATTAACAATTTTAAGCAGTAAGTATGCGGTATTCGAGAAACGAAAGTATATACGGTTATCGTGGGCAATTAGTCAGGGATTATTTCATTTTAATTGTAGACACGGGAAAGTGCCTTACAATGGCGAAACTGATAAACTCGCAATACCTAAGAATAACCCGAAAAGCGAACGACTAAAAAAGCTAACATATGATATCGAACAGAAGCAACGTGTTATACAGCGTAACATCCGAATTGCTAAGAAATCGAAAGATAACGCATTGGGTGATACGGCAAGAAATAATGCGAGTATGAAGATTAGTAACAATCAGAGTAAATTAAGGCAATTGGAGAAGATAGCGAAAAGTAATAAAGTAACATTTTACAGGCAAAACTGGAAAGAGCAAACCGAATTTAATTTCGAAACATTTAAGAATTATTAAAGGAG